GTAGATGGCAAAGACAAGTTCATCCGGCGCACTGGTCTATTGTTAGTTGCCCGACAATCGGGTAAAAGTCATCTAGGCCGAATTATGTGCTTAGCTCATTTGTTCCTATTTAAGAGCAATCGCATATTGATAGCTTCATCTAATCGAGCTATGGCCTTGGTCTCATTCCGAGAGATGGCCTATTTGATTGAGGGCAATGAATGGCTCAACTGCCAAATCAAAGCAATCCGCTATGCCAATGGCACTGAGTCGATTGAGCTGTTGCCTGAGTTTGGTGGCGGTCGCCTGGATGTAGTCGCAGCGACGAGGGACGGCAGCCGCGGACGCACCAGTCATTTCACCTGGGGGGATGAGCTACGCGAGTGGTCGAATGAAGCCTTCACTGCTATCACACCAACGACGAGAGCTACAGATGGTCAGACCTTTTGGACTAGCAATGCCGGTGATGCTTTTAGTGAACCACTGAACGAGCTGAAAGCAAGAGCCTATGAGAATCCTCCTAAGACGTTTGGCTATTACGAGTATTCAGCACCGACAATGTTAAAGATTGACCTCAACAGCAAAGCATTTTGGGAAGGCGTAGCTTGTGCCAATCCAGCACTGGGCCATTTCGTCAGTAAAGAAGCCATTGAGGAAAGCATCTCAACCTCTAGCCATGAGAGCATTATGACGGAGCTATTGTGTTTATGGGTTTCCAGTTTGCAATCACCATTTCCACCGGGCTCAATTGAAGACTGCTCAGATTCAACGCTTGAGATTAATCCAGGCGGTTACACAGTGTTTGGCTTTGACGTAAGCCCTAGCAAACGCCACGCAAGTCTCTGCGCAGCGCAAGTTCTCCCTGATGGTCGCATCGGTGTAGGCATCTTGCAATCCTGGGAGTCTCAAGTAGCTATCGATGACCTCAAGGTCGCAGCTGAGATAAAAGGCTGGTGCGATTTGTACCGCCCGCGTCAGATTATGTTTGACAAGTATGCCACCCAGTCAATTGCCGACAGATTAGCCAATGCCGGACAAGTCGTTGAGGATTGCAGTGGTCAACAGTTCTACAGAGCTTGTGGCGACCTCCTGGACGCTGTTGTGAATCAAAGAATGGTTCACAATGGTCAAAGAGCTTTGATTGAGCAGTTTGAAAACGTTGCGGCCAAGGTATCTGACTCAGCTTGGAGAATCATTAAGCGCAAATCAGCCGGCGACATTAGCGCACCCATCAGCATTGCAATGATTGTGTCAAAACTGATGCAACCGCAACAGACTGCCGCCATATACACCGAATGACGCATGTGTGCTGTATAATTGCAACCTATGGGTCTCTTTTCACGCAAGATTGAAGCGCAAGCCGCTCCTCAGGTTCTAGGCGATAGATTCTTTGTACCTAATCCTTTAAATTTAACAGCTGTCACCCGCAATGAAGCTATGACAGTTCCTTCTGTTGCTCGTTGCCGAAATCTTATTGCTGGGACTATTGCATCAATCCCAATGGAGCTGTACAAGAAAAACACCGGAGAAGAATTAGGCAAACCTCTTTGGTTAGACCAACCTTCTTACTCACAGCCCCGCTCTGTCACAATTGCGTGGACAGTTGACAGCCTCATCATGTTTGGCGTTGCATATTGGCGCGTTGTCGAAACCTATTTAGAGGACAACAGACCTGCTCGTTTTGAATGGATTGCAAACTCACGCGTTTCAATTCAGTTAGATGCGTTAAACAATTACGTCAAGTCATACGCAGTTGATGGTACTACAGTCCCAATGGACGGCCTTGGTTCATTAGTTACATTCCAGGCATTTGACGAAGGCATCTTAACTCGCGGTGGTTCAACAATTCGCGCAGCAATTGACGTGCAGAATGCTGCGCGTGTAGGTGCTTCGACTCCGATGATGTCGGGCTACTTGAAAAATAATGGTGCTGATTTACCACAAGCGGAAGTTCAATCACTACTTGCAGCTTGGCGCACCGCTCGTCAACAGCGCAATACTGCTTATTTGACTTCGACTTTATCTTACGAGGCAGTTGGCTTCTCGCCTAAGGACATGCTCTACAACGAAGCAATTCAAAACCTCAGCACCGAAATCAGCAGATTAATGAACGTCCCTAGCTACCTTCTCAGTGCTGACCAAAATACTTCGATGACATATTCAAACATTCAGGATGAGCGCAAGCAATTTGTTGCACTATCTCTACAGCCTTACATTTCCGCTATCGAAGACCGCCTCAGCATGAATGACATTACCAATAGTCAAAACATTGTGCGCTTTGCGGTAGCGGATACATTCCTGCGCCACAACCCACTTGATGAGTTGGCAGTAATTGAGAAACTTCTATCGCTTGAGTTAATTACGTCAGAGCAAGCAATGGAAATGACAGACCTAACACCAAACGGAAGAGATGGGATGCTTTCATGAGCGAACTATTGACATTTTCAGCGGACTTAGTTGCAGATGAAGCAAGCCGCACAATCACCGGCAAGATTGTTCCATTCAATAATGAAATTGGTTACACCTCAGCTGGCAAAGTTATTTTTGAATCCGGTTCAATTGAGCTTCCGGAATCAGGCCGCGTAAAGCTCCTTCTCGAGCATGACGCGAAGAAGCCCCTAGGTTGGTCACAAATGATTCAGGCATCTGAGGACGAAATGATTGCCAGCTTTAAGCTGAGCAAGACTCAACGTGCATCAGACGCATTGGCAGAAGCAGCTGATGAATTGCGCGCAGGTCTTTCTGTCGGCGTAGAAGTAATTAAGTCAAAGATTGTCGATGGCGTGATTCACGTCACAAGCGCATTGCTCAAAGAAGTATCGCTCGTCCAGGCAGCCGCATTTAAAAGCGCAGCTGTCACCTCAGTATTGGCAGAAGAATCGAAAGAAGAAGCTGTCATTGAAGAAACCCAACCAACTACAGAAAGCGAGACAGTAGAAGTGGAAAACACACCTACAGTTGAAGCACCATCAGTAGAAGCTGCGGCTGTGGAAGCTGCTCGTCCTACTGTAACAGCGATGGCTTATTCAAAGCCACGTTTTGAACTATCAAAAGAGAAGTACCTAGAAAACTCAATTCGTGCTTCTGTCCTTCACGATGACGAAGCTCGTCAGTATCTCGCTTTTGCGGCAGATACCACTGACAACGCAGGTCTCATTCCTACACGTCAGCTCACCGAAGTGATTAACCCACTTTCAAATGCTGACCGGAATGACATTTGAAATTCCTAAGATTACTCAAGTTCCAACAGTTGCTGTAACAGCTGAAGGCGCAGCACCATCTGAGCAAGACCTCAACACAAGCTTCTTGAGCGTTTCAGTAAGCAAGTACTCAGGGTCTCAAATTTTTAGCTCAGAATTGCTCTACCGCAGTTCGCCTGAATTCTATGCTGAGCTTGTCCGTCAGATGGAGTTTGCATACGCTAAGGCAACAAACGCAGCTGTTGGTACAGCTGTTAACACAGGTGCAACAGATGGTGGAAACCGCACACTAACAGCGGCTAACCTTCTTGACTTCATTTCAGATGCAGCTGTTTCTGTTTATACAAACACTCTTGGATTTGCGACAAACCTTGTTGTATCTCCTGAGCAGTGGGGCGCAATCATGGGACTTGTAGATGGCTCAAACCGCCCTCTATACGTTCAGACAATCAACCCACAGAATGCATCTGCAAACCTAACACCAACAGGTGTCCGCGGTAACGTACATGGACTCAACCTCTATGTTTCACGTTCACTATCAGGTACAGGCGATGGAACAATGGTTGTCATTGACCCACAGTCTTACACATGGTACGAAAGCCCAACATTTACACTCGAATCAAATAAGATTTCAACAGGTCAAATTGAAGTTTCTTATAATGGTTTCGGTGCGATTGCAACTAAGGTTGCAGCTGGCGCATACAAGTGGATGGTTGCATAACCTTCACACCCTAAGTCGCTGGGAGGGACACTCGAGCCCTTGTGTCTCTCCCAGTCTTTAGAAAGGATAACAAATGGCACTCACGACAGTTGCAGAACTTAAGAGCGCGCTTGGCGTTGGAAGCTTATATCCGGACGCTACGCTTCAAGAAGTCTGCGATGCCGCTGACAACGTATTGTTGCCCTTTCTATGGACTAACACGAATTCAATCATTGGGCATAGCAATACAGCCAACACAGGTACATCATTTTTAAATGAATCTGTAAGCCGCATTTATTATGTTGGACAATCCGTCACCATTACCGGCAGCGGCTCGAAGCATAATGGAAATAAAACCATTACTGCTTTAGGCGAGAATTCAATTACCTATGCAATTACCGGGAACAATAACGCGGTAACACCATTTCACCCGGTCAACCCTTACGGAACTATCGCAGCGGATACCTACGTTGATTACACAACAATCCCAGCTGTGCAGACAGCTGCTCTTTTAATCTCAGAAGCAATTTGGCAAGCAAGGCAAGCCCCTACCGGCTCAGGGTCATCTGTCGATGGCTACAGCCCAAATCCTTTTACAATGAGTAACACATTGGTGGCAAGAGTTCGCGGCCTCATTGCGCCATATTTAGACCCCCGCTCAATGGTGGGCTAAATGGCAGCCATCACAACATTGCGCACCACAATCGCAACTGCTTTAGTTGATAACACTAAATACAGCATTTTTAGTTTTCCTCCAGCGACCCCGATTGCCAACAGTGTCACAATCAATCCGGCAGACCCGTACATCACTCCTACAAATAACCAGGAGATTACAGTTGCTCCAATGGCAAACTTTCGTTTGGCTCTTTTTGTTCCGCTCATGGATAACCAGGGAAACCTTGCAGGGCTTGAGGACATGATTGTCGCGGTGATGACAAAAATTGCCGCATCATCTCTAAAATTCCGAATTGGGTCAGTCAGCATCCCATCGGTGTATGAATCACAAACAGGCGATTTGCTCACATGCGATATTGCTTTGAGCATTTTTACGGAATGGAGCTAGCATGTCAGTAGAAAAAGACGAGGATTTGGCATTCTTAATCAAGATTGGCCAAGTGACAGAAGAGACAAAAACAAAGCCATCCACAAAGAAAGATGAGGAATAATAAATGGCAGTAGGCATGAACAATAAGGTGGGCTTTAAGATTGGCTCATCTTCACCAGCAAACATCGACTTGAGCGATTGGGTCACATCCTTTTCGTTTGACGACACATACGACACACTTGAGGTCACCGCGATGGGTGATTCATCTCACAAGGTAGTGGCAGGCCTGTATTCAGGTTCATTGACCATCGACCTGCTCATCGACCCAGCTACATCTGCAACCCTACAGACTCTCAACAGCCTTGTAGGAACTACAGCGTACTTTAAGGCAATTCAGGATGACTCAGCAGCGATAAGCGCGACAAACGTTCTTTACTCAGGTACAGTTTTTGTGAACGGCATTCAGCCTATTAACGGAGCTGTCGGAGACATTCAAAGCATGAGCGTCACATTCCCATGCCAGTCAGTTCCAACCAAGGCCACATCCGGTACTTGGTAACCAAACGAAAGGGCTAAAAAATGGCAAAGTTAAAAGTTACAAGGGCTGACGGACAAGTTGAGGAGTACGAAATTACTCCCTTGCTCGAGTGGAGCTTCGAACAATACGCCAAAAAGGGATTCATGAAAGCGATGATTGAAGACCAAAAACAGTCCGACGTCTATTGGCTAGCGTTCGACGCTATCCGTAGAAGCGGACAGACAGTAAAGCCATTTGGTGAGGGGTTTCTCGAGACACTCAAGTCAGTTGAGGTTTTAGAGTCTGACCCTTTGTAGTTGACCGGCACTCGATATCGTACTTAGCAGCTCGCCTTAGCTATGAGTACGGAGTGCCGCTCAGCTCCATCATTGAACTATCACCGATGGATTTTAAGGCGCACATGGAAGTATTGAAAGACTTAGCGAAGGAGCGGGAAAATGCCTACAGAAGTGGTCGGCGCGGTCGCACTTCGTAAAGCGTTGAACGAGTACGCCCCGGACTTGGCTAAGGAATTAACTAGAGAACTGGGCGTGGTACTCAAGCCGATTGTTAGCGACGCTCGAGGTTATGTCCCTTCTCAATCTCCAATGAGAGGTTGGCGCTCATCTCAGAGCCGCACAATCACAAGCGCAACTTCAATGTTTCGCAAGGGGTCGTTTCCTATTTATGATGCTTCAGAAATTAAGCGCGGCATTATTTACAAGACAACTCCAAGCAAGCCAAACGCTCGAGGATTTGTTAACACAGTTCGCATTCAAAACAAATCAGCTGCCGGAGCTATCTACGAAACAGCCGGACGCAAAAATGGACAGGGACAGGATTGGGTCGGCCCTAGGGCGGGCGGTACTTCTAAGGGAGTCTCTCGCTCAGTTAATCGCTACGCGGGCAACCAGTTTATCTCTAATCTAGGCCAGCTCTATGGCTCAAAGAAAAACACAGGTCGTTTGATTTTTAGAGCTTGGGCTAAGACCCAGGGTAAAGCCAACGCTTCTGTATTCAAGGCGATTGAAAATACAAACGCTAAATTTAACAAACGTACCGAAATGGTAGATATTAGGAGAGCCGCATGAGTAACGTAGCCATTAACATTGCGGCAGAATTCACAGGCAAGGCAGCCTTTAAGCAAGCCACTACAGCCGCTCAGAGACTTGAGAAGCAGGTTGCCAAACTAGGTCGCGGTATTGGCATAAGCCTGGGAACAGTGGCTATCGGACGCTTCGCTAAGGTTTCCCTTAATGCATTCGTGGCAGATGAAGCGGCAGCCACAAAGCTCACAGTAGCGGTCAAGAATCTTGGACTTGAGTTTGCTAACCCTTATATTACTGACTATATCTCAAATCTTGAGCGCACAACTAAGGTTGCGGACGACGAGCTTCGCCCGGCCTTTCAGAGACTCTTGCAAC